TGGAACTGTTAACGGCTACCGTATCCGTCCCGTCACCAAGAAGGGTTGTTCCCGTTGTGATAAAAGCTCCGAAAGTCCCGGCACCGGCACCTGTTACATACCAGGAAGCGCCCGTACCTTCAATGTCACGGCCTGTCGTTTGAGAATCGATGTCGATACTAATAGCGTTGGCTGTCGCTTGACTGCCTGTAATCAGCAGGGCTGTCGACGACGCCGTATCCTGCTGGGTAAGACTTAATACCGCATTATTCGCGGCGTTGGTTGCTGTCATGGCAACCGCTCCGTTGTCAACGGTAATCGAGACACCGCCGTTATAAGCCGTATCCAAATCGGTTACGGAACCGGCACCTGCCGTTAAATCCACAAGCCCGGCCGTCGTCCTCACGTAGAGGTTGTCGTCGTCGCTGTCGTAATATATCGTACCTTCGACAGTACCAACCGCATCCGTGACAGGATTACAAAGAAACTGATTGGCCGCCGGCACTATAGTATCGAAGTCAAAAAGAACCGTTCCTGTTGTAGTCGAAGCGGTTATGGTGTTCGAGGTAAATATCCAGTTGAAATCTTCGGAAGCCTCACTGAAACCAAGTGTGCCGTTGGTGGCGTTACTGATGACCGCACCGTTTGTGAAAGTCAGAGTGCCCGCCGACCCTTCGAGCGTCCACGCCTCGATAATCGTCTCGACTTCTTCGCAAAACAAATCCAGCGGATTGTCAACGACATCCGAATACGTATCGCTCGACCCGTAATCGATGGTTGTCGCCGAATTCGTCATTGCGGCGTCGCAAACACCAGCCATTACAAGCAAAAAGATTAAAGTTATTATTTTCTTAAACTTCATAATAGGTACTCCTTTCTTTAGCTTGGGAATTTCTGGGTTTTTAGCTTCGTTGGCGGTTGATCGTTAATGTAGAGATCAAATGGGAGAGTTCCGGTTACAGCGTCACCGTTCGTGAAATACTGGCCTTTAACGTAACGTCTCAAATCATCCCACAGGAAACCGACACAGAAAACCGCACCATCCACAAGTTCGGCGACTGGTATCTGTTCGATTGCGGCTATAATTCGTTCGTCGGCGTCAATTGTCCCGTCATTGGCAAAACTCGTATCGTCTCTGTCAACCATTCTGATACTAAGACCTTCGGTACAACCACCTACTGATGAGGCACCGACAACTCTTGCGATTAACCATGCGGGGCCTACCTGCTGATCCGCAACAGAGCCTTCTTCGAGGTCAATTACATTCGTACTAAAAGCATCTGCTGTAATTGTTTGACCGTCACTAAAAATTAGTGTTTTATCTTGCTGCGCCATGATAATTATCCTTTCTACCCTATTAAGTAATCGGGTTCTCAGTGGTTAGCAAAATGGTATCGTCAACGACACGAATTGGGACACCGTGAATTGTCTCGATAGGCTTGCCGAACGCCATTTCGATTTTGAGACTGACGTTATTCTTTTTTTCAGCATCGATGTCGACTTGAGTTTTCATCGTCTCGTTCATGTAGATACGGGTACGGCCCTTGTCGAAACGTCCTTTATTCAATGCCTCAATGAGAAGCTCCTGACCGCTTGTGGTAAAGCTGTTGGAAGCTCCTATCTCGGAGTTAAAATTGGCGATTCGAGCGATCTTCCGCTCGTTAATAACCACCAAACCCTGCCACATCTTGAACTGCGTTACATACGCATAGTATGTGTTGCCGTCCTCATCTGCCAGATGTTCTTTGCCCTTGTTGCGAACCGAAATACCAAATGTAGTATTCTTGGCCGCTCCGGGCGGGTAAATACCGAAAGCACCGTCCCTCGTATTCCATTCCACAATGTAAATACTGGAACATGAAGAAGCCGTGCTGTGACCACCATCGTAGGTGTTGTTGAGCGTTTGGCTGAGATTATTAAGTCTCGGATCCAAGCCATGAATTCTCTCACTGCCGTTTGCGGGATCGTCATGGAACAGATTGTTACACAAGTCCTCGCCCAACTTTTCGATATGCCCGACATCCTGATTCTCACGCTCTTGTATCGGGTTAGCAAGAGTGTCGAGATGATCCTCGTCAACCTCCGACCGGCGTTCAAGTAAAGCTACCGGCTCGAAGATTGTCTGGGAATCTCGTTTCGATGCGGCGACACCACCGTAAAATTTGCGTCTGGTACTCGCCGACATCCCTACATCCCTTACAAATCTGTGTTGAAGCCCCATATTGGCTTCCATGTAAGGAATGTCGTCAAGAAAGTTGCTCACTTTTTTGGACATGACACTAATTATTGGTAAAATTGTCTTACCATCCTTAGTGCGATTCGCCCTGTCTAACAAAGTGAAACGTTGATTAGCATTATATTCTGCCATCGTCAATACCTTTCCAAAAATGTTAATATTTCATTTCGGAGAGGTGTCGTTTCCGGCTCTCCTGACACTGCGGCGTCTAACCGGCTGTTACTTTAACAGCTAAGCATCAGGCCCTTTCGGGGTGTCTGACTATATTTATAACAGTTTAAGGTATCCTTTCGGGCTTATTCCATTTTATACTTGTATTTGCGAATCCGTCTTTTTGTAAAAATCTTTTCCTAATATCAAAGGCTCATTCAGTCCATCACTCGCTTCATTATCGTCGGGGCCACCGCTCGGGAAAGCGTCGGCGTACAATCGCCCTATGACCATGCCTATCTTTTTCATTATCGGATGAGTATCCCACCCGGTTTCTTTGGCGAATTGAGCGAAGTCCTCTTTCTTGATTCCGGCTTTCTCAGCAACTTTGTCCCAGCCTCGCCTCTGATATTCGTCATTTTTCTCATAATCGGCCTTCCAGTCTTTTTTTAATTCGGCAATATCGGCATCAATGATTTTCTGAGCCTCCGCGTTCAAAGCGTCAATGCTCTCTTTGGTACCCGCGATATACCGCTCGAATATCTTATTGACATATCGTGCCGGTATGCCGTCGGCGAAGCATTCTTCCTTGATTGAGTTGATAAGGGGCTGATTGAAATACGCTTCCATGCCTTCCGGTATTTCGACTTTGTAGGCATCCACGGATTCGGGACCTATTATTTTGCCGATAGCCGCCCAGTCTTCGTCTGTTGATTCGGCGGTTGGAGGCTTTATCATTGTACCCATTATCTTTTCGAGTTCGTGATGTCCTGCCATCTGCTCTTCGGGGCTTTTGTAACCTTTACTCTTTGCCCAGTTCCGCGTTTCTTCGTTCTCGAAACTTTCATAATATGGAGCGTCATCACCATCACCATCATTACCACTATCACCATTACCCCCATCGCCTTCCGCCATCAAAAACGGTAAGATTCTGAATAAATCAAACATTGGTTTTCTCCTTTATTAAATCGGGTCCCTACTTGGTGGAATTGAACGTGATGGTCCGCCAGGGCCTTCATCGGTTGATTTCTTGATTTTCTTTTTAGACCTAACAGCTTCGACTTGCGGTTCATCGAACCAACAATCAGGTAGAAAATCGCCGTCCGGTTTGAGACTTATTGGTACTAACAAAACTCGGACACAACCATAAAGATATGTAGTACGAGCAGTTGCTATACCCTCAAAACCGCTAATCGAATCTTTATAAGTTTTTCCTAATATCACTTTCATTTTTTTCTCCTTTATTTAGGGGCTGCGGGTTGTTCCGCAGGTATCCCGTTTGCGTCTTTCAATGATTTGATGTGAGTTTCAAGAGCCGTAATACGCTTCTCCTGATTTTCACAAATTCCCTTAATGACTATCAGATTATAAAGAACCGTCGTTCTTTCAAGATAGCCGTGTTCGTCTACGATTTTCTTTGGTGCAGGCAAAAGATACTCCACCAAATCCTTCGACACCGCTTTTCTTGGTGCGTAGTCCCATCCGGCATACACAGCCGACAGACATATAGCCGCCAATATCGGCAAAATCAGCTTCTTCATTTCTTTTCTCCTTTTACAATTTCTTCGTACCTAACAACATCATACCCCCAATTATCTCGGATTTCTTTGATAGTCAAGTTGTCAAACCATTCGTAAAAAGCAAGGTGATCTGCCTGAACAATATAGTCGCCCCACTCCAATTCAACATCACCACCCATTGTAATAAGAGCCTGAAAACGAACTGTGTGCTTTTTGGCGCAAGAAGTAACTGTTAAACAACTCTCATCATCAATTTCTTTTTGATTATTTTTCACAAGCGGCATTACAGACCGTCCAACCTGACACATAACAAGACCCGCCAACAGCAATACCATGATAATCATTTTTGTTTTCATTTCTTTTTTTTCTTTCGTATTCGCCTTAAAAGTTTAATAAATTTCTCCCGCATAACCATGCCCGAATCGTTACTCAACGCCAAAGATAATATCTCTTTGGCCAAATTCTCCCGACCTAAATGCTCCTGCGTCATACATTCGTCAAGTAATCGACCTCGATGACATATATCGTCAAGGACTTCCTGCCCCAACTGATTCCTGAAAACCGCCCTGTATTTGGCTTCAATTCCCATTATATCCCAAACATTCCTCGCTCAATCTCAAATATGTTTTTGACCTCGACAGCCGTCTTGGGCGAAGAGAAAATCTTGACCTCCGCTATCCGACCGGCAAACCAGTATTCAGCCGTACCATCATTGTCATTAGCCCCGATATAAACTTCATCGGCACTTGTGTAATCCGCAAAGGTGATACCGGATGTGTCACCATCGGATGTTCCCAAAGTCACAACCGTACCGTCGAAGTATATTTTCAAACCACCGACCCCGCCAATAGTCGAATCGGCTACACAACAAATATAGTGCCATGACTCCTGACCATTATTAAGATTTGCGGTATTACTTATCGCCGATGTTAGGTTACTGTTTGATACATAGGAAAACTGCAAATCCCCCGAAGAGTTAATTCTTACGGTGATGTTGTCCTCATGTGCCGCGTTATTTGCGCCAATCAAATATTTAACCCCCGAAGGTCGACCGTCGTCGGCCTTAAACCATAAAGAGATAGTAAAACTGCCCCTGAAAATGGCCTGAAAAGCGCTCGTAGTGTCGATATACTCATCGTTACCGGCAAAATCAAACCCCGGATATGCGGGTACTATCGAAGTCCCTGTCACCGCTCCCGTAAGCGAACCCGCGTAATCATATACCGTAGTCTGACCACTGCTAAACCATGCGTCTAAAGGCATATCCATTACGATATTTTTGCTGGAAATTTCCGGCTTGACATACTTGGCGGTTTTGCTGAAACACAAACTACACAACAACAATATGAGAATGAGTTGTTTCATATCATATCCCTCGTAAAGTAACAACGATACTGCCGCCGCCCGTACTCATAGCACTTGCAGGCCCCATCACAATATCAATCGTACCGCTCAAAGGCTCCGTGACGTTGTAAAAGTAGGAAGCACCCGCTGCCTGATCGCCGGAATCGAATACTTTATTGTCGCCGTTGTCGAGTATCTCAACCTCACAGGCCGGGTCCGACGTAGTATCGGGTACTGTCAATATCACTTTCTGCAATATCCCGTTGTGAGGCATAGAATGGGTGACATCGCCCGTATCATCCTCATCGTAAGTCCCGGTAACGACTATCTCCCAGACAGGATTTACCTCAACCCTCTCTTCGACAGAACTCGTCAAGGCCGCAGTCTCATCGCCGGTCGCTGCCAGCAAAATCACAGTACCAAGCAGACTGACTGCGCATATCACTATAAAACATAATAGATTTCGTTTCATTTTATGATTCCTTTCTTTCTTTTTTTTGCGTTAATGTTCTTCCTTTTGCTTTTCGGCGGAGTGTCCTCATGGATCACTTCAGCCAGTTCCAACGTTGTATTTGTTATAGTTGTCGGAATCGTACCACCTGCACCCAATATCGCTATCTCGTCCGGCGTTTCCATGACGCTGAAATTATCCGTGGTATTCCGCGTCGTTTCGTAAATAATCTTGGTTATCCTCTGGTTGCCTTTCTCATCTTGAGCGTGAGCTATCCTCTCCGAATCCAACAACAATCGACCGCCGCCTGTTTTTGTTAATACTATGTTTGGCATTTTAATCTCCTGTGTTGTGTATTGATAATTATCTTTTCTTTTTCGGACGCCTGCCCGTCTTTAGAGACTGACCTGTCCTGCTCTGGGCTATCCGAGCGGCGCTCGCCTTGCTCTTGCCCCGACGCCGAAGGGCCGTGTATACTTTATGAACTCTTGTACCTTTAGGCATCGTTTCACCTCATTTTTTCCAGTCAATAAAGCCCTGAACCAGTTTGTATATCACACAAACAGCGCCTATCACAACAGCGTAAGGCAGTTTATCTTGAGCATCCGCGGACAGTTGAACAATAGCCCCTATGCTCAACGCCGTGATACATAACTTTTTGCTGACTCCGTTCATGTGGTTTTCTCCAATGCCGCTGCTTCCTCAAAAGGCAAATCGGCTATTACTTCGTTTTTTGCGTTCATTGATTCAGCTATTTCCGGCAAAAAAGATTTTTGCGATAATGCTAAATTTACTAAATTAAGAACTCTACGTCGTAATCCACATTTCAAACATTCTCTGTATTCGGCATTTGCGGCACAGGCCTGATATAAAGTCATATCAAATTGATGACCTGTAAAACGTCCTTTTTTATCTCGTATGCAATTATTCATTTTATTATGCCGTCTGTAACTGTTCAACCGCAGACCCCTTCTCAGGGGCCTTGTCGAGTTGAGGTAATATTTTGTCCAACTGCTCGGCCTGATTAACCATCTGTTGCTCAGCCTCAGCCTGCGCCAGAGCAAGTCTTATCTCTTTGACATTCTCCAAAGGTACAATACCGTCGGCCGGAGCATCGGAAGCCTTCAATAATTCCTGCGTCATTACGTCTGTGTCTATATTGAATATCGCCTTCTCGTCAACTTCCATCATAAAAGCAACCTGTGATACCGCCGCCTGAATCCGGTTGACCTCATAATACTGCTTTATGAGCTGCGGCAAAGGTCCGGTATATTGTATATCAATCCTCTTATTCCTCGCAAGCAAAAATTCTTCCGGTATCTCCGGCATTCTGCCACCCGTAAATTCAATGTCCGTTATTCGGTCAAGCTCCATGTCCGTTACGGCATTGAGTATTCCTAAAAAAGGAGCCATCAAAACCGCACGCTCTCCCTGCTTCTGCAAAATTTCCGTGGCGGTCTTAGTAGGGGTCTCAAGCCTATTCATTAATAAAAAGAACGGGACACCGAATCGAGATTCTATAACTGACTGGAATCTGTCTACTACCTCAAAAGCAAATGGATAATCCACACGGTCAAATAACTGCTTGGCAATTGGAGCGTTGCCAACTGCCTGAAAATCATGCCTGTCTACCCATGTATACCCGCCCGCTTGGGGCTTTAACTTGTGTTTTAGAGTATCTAAAGCGATCATAGCGGGCCTGACAGCCCTCTGCGAAGCCATGAGCATATCCCGCATCATGTAATTCGAGGTGATTATCTCAATCAAAAACTGGCCCACAACACCTCGAGGATATAATTCGTGTGTTGCTCGATTCAAGAGCCAAGGGATCGGATTAACCGTATTATAGCCGCTCTGCTGCATCAAAGTACCGCCCTCAACCTCTGTACCGTCAAGATTCACCGTATAAGACAGCCACGGCCTGTTCATGCCCACACTCTCTTTGTCGGCGTCAAACTCATAATTTTTGTAAATCGCCTGAATTATCCTTATCTTCTGGTCCGGTTGGGTCTTCTCAGTCTGGTCTTGTGTATATGTAAGCCAATCCCGCCCGAACGTCCTGATCGCCTCCCTCAAAGGCAATTCGTAACGATAATGCATCTTATTGACAACACCAAAGAAATCAAGTTCGTGCCATAATTGACGCGGGTGCGGTACTCTGAAATTGATTTTACCAGTCTCCACATCCTCATCAGCGAACATATAGCTCGGACCGATACCTCCCGAATCAGTAAGCCGAACGCCCTTCATTTCGTAATAATTCGAACGGTCAAGAGCAAAATTAAGCTGCTCATCCACCTCCTGTAAAAACTTGCGGATTCTCCGATTTTCCCGGAGTTCTCTGTCATTCGCCGCCTCCCTGAACCAGCCGGAAGGTAAATTAGACGGTGTGTGCCAACCCAATATGCCGTTCTTCCATGTCTCAAGACTTGCCGCCGCAGTTGGATCCCATATACCTTTGCCTTTTATGTTCCCCTTGTCATCTATCTCGTAATCGCTAATCTTCTCCCTCGCCGGAACAGCCACGCGGATATTCCAGTTCATCAAGCCCTCGTACGGTTCCCTCGCATCTTCCATGCGATTCTGACGGGTTAAAATGTCCTTGATTATGCCCATCAAATTATCTCCAATTGCAAATTCTTACAAGTCGCTCTATTATTTCATTTACTTTATTAGCCATTTTACATCAAATACTCCCAAATAGTGATATTTCTCTCTTTTCTCGTTCTCACTATAATACAAGAATTAAAACATATATATCCAATACAACATTATGATTTTTTCAAGTAGTATCAAACCATACCTCCCGGCCTGCCCAACTGCTTGCTTAATATATTCGGCTCCGGCTCGCCACGCTTGCTCTTTAAGGTTAATCTGCGCAACCTCTCGACACGCCGAAAAACCGATTGTCTGCGTCTTTCCGCAGATTCTGTTTCAATAACCGAACGGGGCTGAACTCCTGTTTTTAATCTTTCAACCGTTCTAGGGACAGGTACGCCTCCTTTTTTCTTCCTACCTCCGAATAAATAATTTATGGCTTGTCCAGCAGATAAAATCGGACCGATAACGGCCGCTACCCCTCCAAACACTGTCGATATTGCTCCTGCTATTGATGAGAAAAAGCCCATTTAAATAACCACCAATTAGAAGATTTTGCGATTAGATTTAGCATTAACTCGGCTCCCAGTCATAACTCGTTAACGAACCTGAACCCGCCGTGGTGAACTCCTCCTCGCTCTCCCTGATAAAATCCTCCAACGGCTTGACAAATTGCAAGCCGTAAATACCATAAATCCAACACAATCCCTGATCGGGACTGTTGCCTATCTCTTTTTTAACATCATCATTCGAAATCATAATCATTAAGCCGGAACCGGGCTGTATTTTGTAACGAGATAAAGCGATTAACTGACGCTTGGTAATCTTATCCTTTACGGGCCCGACTTCAAATCTCCTGATCTTCTGGGCACAATAATAAACCGCCTCCGCCTTCAAATTAGCGAATAAATCAGAATCCTTGACCTTACCGGCACTATTAAAATACTGCACGTTGTAATTAGCTTTGTCATTATGAAGCCCATCCGCGACACCTTTGCCGACACCAATACAGTCAACAATGAAATTCGGTGTCTTAACCCTCCTCGCCATCTCTTTGGCCTCGAAGATAACTTCACTGGTTAATGTATGATGTACATTCTTTTCTGCGACTACCCTGCCGTCTTCAAACCCTTTGATAGCACATACATCACCACCGAAAGCTGGGTCGATGGCAACAATACGCCTCTTTGCCCCTTCATTTAACTTTAAAAGCTCTCTATCAATTCGGCTCAACTTATCGAGCATAGCGGAAGTTATCAAAGTACGCTCCTCATCTGTCACCCGCTTGCATCGCATTTCTTGCTCGTATTCAATGCGAGTAATAATACCATTCTCGACGTCTTCAAGCATTTTATCAAGCTCTCGTTGAGGTATTATCCCAGACTCGTCGGCAGTTAGCCGACTCGCAAACCATTCAGGCTTGCACTTCTCAGCTTTGCCGGTGACTGGTAAATCAACCTCGCTCTCAATACACGCAGCGTAATCGAACATTTGTGTAGCGTGATTTGTGCCTTTAGGCGTGTACAGAAACATCGCCCAGCGCGCGTGCTTCGCTCCTTCAATCGGCTCTCCCGCCATTATCGAGCGAAATACCTCCGTCCATACCGCCGGTTTGTGCAGCGCCCATTCATCAAATACTGCCCCACTCGCGTCAATTCCCCGAATCGCATCCGGCTCGTCGCTACCCGCCACCTTCAACATAGAACCATTAGCAAATGTAAGTAACATTTTCTGATCTGATTTCTTCCAGAAAATAGCTTCTTTTGTGGGCATAGCATCCCAAATCATCGTAGGATCATCCCAGACGATATTTCTCGCCCAAACTTGCGTTGGTGCTACATAAATATATTTAGCCTTATTATTGCGACAGCACTCCCGAATTAACAGATTTATTGCAAGTGAAGTTTTTCGCGCTCTTCTGTGCCATTCCAAGACAAACCATCGGTCAAGTCTATCAAAAGCAGCCAATACTTCCTTCTCGTGCTTCTCAATGTGGTTATTAAACCTGTCGTTAGGTATTGTCTCTGTCAATCGCATTATATTCCACAACTTTTAATTCTATAGGCCCGCCACCCGGACCTGTATGTTCCTCTTGTACCTTGTCTCTCATATCAGTACAATTTACCGCTACAAATTTAAAACTATTCGCCGGTGAAAGTCCTGAAAGGCCTACGTCGATCAACCAATTCTTCCTTAACTGCTTTGCTTTATTGTAAGCATCCAAAAATTCAGGTTGAAAAGAGGCATGATCTTTGTCGATCCAATTATAAATTGTTGATATACACACCTTTATGCGCTTTGCAAATCCTTCAATAGTTGGCATGCGCCTGTAAGCTCTTTTTCCTTCTACGATTTTCCAGGGTTCTGCGTCAAAATATTTGATTAGTTTATCGCAAAATTCAGGTTTGTATTTTGTAGACCTCCCCACGGCGTGCTTACTTTTTTTTGTTGCTTTCTCTGAAACACTCATATCTTCGTCTTTTTTAATTAAGAATAAGATAGAGCCGCGTTTTAAGCGACTCTCTTACTCCGTCTTCTCGTGGAAGATGAGCTAAATATAGGATTAAGGTATAATCTTTTCTTGCAAAAGTCAAGATATATTTTGTCAATTCCGCCCATTTTTTGTTAAATGATTACAAAACCCTTGATATTAGGCTAATATGGGCATTTTATTGTAAATTATTTTTGAGAAAAAAAAGAGAGCTAGATTGATTTAGCCAACATCCTTGTCGAATAATCCTTTTTGTCCGTGCTTACGCTCTGCAATAGGTACGCCGGACTCCACCGCTTCAACTCTGCCCAGCTTGATATACTTCGGGTTAAGTTCACAACCTACATAGTCTCTACGGGTTTTTACCGCCACCTCCGCAACCGTGCCGCTACCTATGAAAATATCCGCTACAATTCCTGCCCTGAATCCGGCACCACAGCCACAGTCTGTCCAGCCGGTAGTTTGTACTTTGTATTCACCGCCGAGTTTTTCTAATTCATCTTTACCAGTTTGGCTCATACCAGCACCCAAATCGTTATTATGATTATGCCAACTTTTGCCTGTAGAGCCACCGCTCTTCTCAACTATCCTCACCCTTGCCTTGCCGCACTTCTTACAGACTTGTTGGGGGCAGCCCGCCAGTATGCAAGGCTCAACGAGGTCCGGCGGGAACGTGGCGAAGTGGGCCTCGGAGTAGGGCTTTGTGGTTACACGCCAAACATCTTTTTTTGTTTCATTGATCGGCTCAAAATATTCAAGTAAATCGAGAGGTATATCTTTTGTTTCAAGAATAATACTCATATCAATTTATCCTTTTTCTTGCTGTTACAGGTTGCTTTGGTGTTTTTGCTCTTTTAGCTAACCATTCTTTGCGTTTTTTAGCACCTTCGGGCGAATGATTGTACTTATAAACCGCAGCCAATGTTTCTTCTCGATGCGTTTCATAGTAAGATTTTCGTGCCAACTTAACACATACTTTACAAATACCACGAGCAACACCCCTATCAAGATAATATTCCGATATGGGCTTTTCTATTTTACAACGGTTGCAAGTTTTCATATTTATATTATACCACGTTTTAATAATTCCGCAACAAGTATTTTCTTTTTTCCAGTAGATAAATCATCTCGCATTTTAGAGAATTGGGTGGGACAACTAAAGACAGAGCGTTTGTTGCGACCTTGCGTAGCGTGCTTAAGATTTAATTTCCAACCATCTACCCTAGCTACATTTTTGCCAGTATTCGTTTTATATTTCGCCGCTTGCTCAATCCTTCTAATATCACCTTCGGGGTCTTTTTTTGGCTCTCTTATCGCGTCCGCATCGTAATAATATCGAGGCTTCTTCGTAAGTAAAAATATATACTCATGGGCCTTTGTGCATCGGTCCCTGACACTCTCCGGCATAGGATTGGGCTTCGACCAGATAATATCCTGACGAAGATACCAGCCGTCCGCCTGCAAGGCTAATGCGACTCGCCAAGGTATGCCACACAGGTCTTTAGGTTTGAGGCTCACTGGTACATCTGGTCTTGTTCGGACGCTTCGGCTGCCCGGATGGGTGTATTGCTTGTCGCCCGGGTTGCCGCCGGTCCCACGACTCCCAGCATAGCTGTCCCCCAAATTTATCCACAACGTGCCTTCGTTCTTGAGTACCCGCCTGACCTCGGCAAATATCTCGACCATTTTGGCAACGTATTCTTCCGGTGTTTTCTCTAACCCCAATTGACCGGCAATACCATAATCGCGTAGATTCCAGTACGGCGGTGAGGTCACACAACAATCCACAGACTCATCAGGCCAGTCCCGCATGACTTCGAGGCAGTCACCACAAATAATTTGATTAACCGGCAGCTCCATCGGATTCCTTCCCGCATAGCACAGCTATTATATTCTCAATCGTTTTAGCATTATTGAGTTTTATAGAAAATTCACTGCCAACTTCGTGGCTGGCCTCCCTTATTTCTTGCCCCTCTCTCAACCATCTAAAGTGTCGGAGAAATTTTACGAGCGTCATTTTTAAGACAGGATCGCCCTGCACTTTTTCAAAGAGTTCTTGAGCTTGCTGTTTTGTTAGCTTTATCATTTGTCAGCCTTCAATGGTTTCGGGTCGTGGTATTTTTTAGCCAATATCTTGGCAAAGCGGCGGGGAGAAATACGAGATTCTCCCTTTTTTAACAAACCCAAATGCCAAGCTACCACAGCACATATCTCTGAACAATACCATTTTTTACTATTCTGAACATTCCAAAAAGGCCAAAAAAAACCAAACAAGCCCCAATAATCATAAGTTTCGCCAATCAGCCATTTAGCCCAATTTTTCTCATTCTCTAGGTTATTCTTGTCAACTTCAACTTCAATATATTTCCATCGCTCCGGATGTTTCAAAACCTCACTTGCCGGAGCGAATCTTACACCCTTTGCTCCACCTCTCGTAGTTGATGAAAAGCATTGGCCTGCGGGTTGTGATAAATCAATTCCATCGCGGCGTTTTTCAAATCCTGCTTTTTCGTCAGGAAACCAAATCTCACAATGACTAAAGTTATATTTCAACCGATTCCACTGCAAACTCACAAATGCAAGTACCCACGTCCAAGCAATTATACCTGTCGAAATAGCCTTAGACTTTAACCATCGCCATTTACCGTTTTTAATATCAGAGCCTTTGCCCGTATGAAATATAAATCTGATTTTCATTTTACTGTCCCTTTTTTCTTTATGTCCCCCATATTAGCTATTCGGATATTCCCTGTATTCCTGCCCGTCCAGCAGACAGCCAGCTTTCTTTTTGCCGACCGGGTGCATCGGGGTATGATCTTCGAGTATGATCGTTTTGCCATCATGTTCATAATCGCCGTCGTCAGGCAAAATCAGGTCCGGATTATCTTCCCATTGACAGCGTGGAAAGTATTTCCCCCACTGTTTAAAGAACAACGGCACGCCGGCGGCTTGGCACTGGTCGCGAATATCCCTGGCCCAGTCCGGGTGCATCGGCCTTGCCCCGGGTCCCGATTCGCCGCCGACGATTATCCAGTCCAACTGTCGGAGTTCGTCGTTCATATATTGTAATTCGCCCAGTAACGGTTCGTTGCTGACAAAATGTACCGCCGCCGGTATCGCAAAAAACGCCTCTTTTCTTTCGTCCCAGCATTTCTGATTCTCGGCGGTTACGCCGAACCATACATTGTCCGGCAATTTATGCGGGGGGTTTTCGCCGGCTTCCAGCCAGTGATAGCAATAACGAAGTGCGTTTTCCGGCCGCTTTGTCAGTACCTGAAAAGTGTGTCTCGGATTTTCATTCATTACAGTAAAAACGTTCTGTATGAAATCGACAGGTATTTTTTCATGAAACAAATCGCTCATAGAATTAACAAACACGATACGCGGTTTTTTCCAGCGATAAGGTTCGTCAAGTGCCTCCGGATGCAGTGTAACCCTGAATCCATTTTTGTAACGCGGCTGCCCCATCGCTTTCAGACGTTTAGCCATTCGTTCCGCATAACAATTTGCACAGCCCACACTGACCTTACTACAACCCGAAACCGGATTCCAGGTCTTTTCGGTCCATTCTATTTTGCTCATTGTCTTTCTCTTTTCGACTTTGGAGTTGGAAAGAATCTTTTAACCGCCTTTACTCATCTTCAAGCGTTGTTTTTTCTTTTATTTTAACAAGTTCATCGCGTGGCGTAATTGAGATTATCACCCCGTCATGCTCGAATCTGATTTTGCCTCCATCGAGAGATTGTAGCTTTGCTGCTTTCACAAGCTCAAGAACCTTGTGTTTCTGCTCGATTTCGTTTTTCAACACCGCAAGGCGTTCGGCTTGGAACTTTTTATAAAGCCTTGCTTCCCTTATGATGGATTTGGCGTTTTCGGGGGTGACATCAATAAGGTCGAGTTGTTCTCCGGCTTCATTCTTCAAAGAGTCTTGGTTCTTTTCCTTTGCCATTATTTTGCTCCTTTTCTGTTAAAAGTTTTATGTAAATTTCGGTCCTCGGATTGTCCGAATACCTTTTTTGTATCCACCCTTCGCACACTCTCGAATCGTTTTTCCAGAAAATTCCGGTCAAGGCATCCAGTATAAGTTTGTCGAGATTATCCCTATCCACCTTTGTTGTTTGGCGGGTAGGTGCTGTGTGTTTAAGTACCCCCGCGTTTCTCCCCGTTCCGTAATGTGATAGTGGCCGACGGAAATAAAAGTGAAGGTCTACCCGCAAAGGTCCCTCCAGTAATTCTTTCGGTGCTTTATCTTTAACGTGCCTTACCACAACCAGCTTTGCGGCTTTGTCTTTTTTGTCTTCGTAGATCACGGCGAATATCTTTTTCTTCGACGCCGCCAGCACTTCGTTCATCTGTCGGATCTCCTGTGCCCAGTCGGCGGGTTCGTTCGGTTGTCCTATCGCTGCGATTCTGATTTTTAAGTTGCGAACCAACTCCTCTATGCCCAACTTCCATTTAACAATCCGCGTCCTCGGCCTGCCCTGCGGTTTGGGTTGTCCCGGCACAACCAGTTTGTAATCCCATTCTTCGGTCTCACTCATTCTTTTTTTTCCTTCCTGCGTCGATCCGCGCCCTTCATTTCTATTTGCAATGCTGTTCGTAGGCGGCTCACTATCCGTTCATCAAACGCTTGTCGCAAGCGGTCCAAATCTTTATTGCTGCTCAAAAAGGTCGGCAACATTCTTTCCTGCCGCTTGTTGAGTATCGAGTACAAAGTGATATAAGCAAAATCTGTTTCCTGCTTCGATCGCAGCCCAAGATCATCAATGAAAAGAATATCAACATCTTTCAATGGTTGTACTAAATCCCATTCTGTTTGTTTTGACGCCGAACTCATTGTAGACCTTACCAAGCAACAGAAATCATCAAAGTTTATACGCTTACAACTATATTTTTTATTCATGTAATAACGAATAAACGCCGCCATTGCGTGAGTCTTTCCAATGCCGGGTGGACCATAGAAATAAACATCTTGCTCCGGAGGTTTGCTGCTAATCTGCTCGACAATCCCCAACCCCGCCAAGTCTTGCAGCCTTGCATCTTGATACAGATACTCGACCGTGTTCAATATGGTTATCTCAGAAAATTCCGGACGCCTGTTGCGTTCAATGCAACGGTTACACCATTTCCGTATTTTTATTTCGTCCCCTTTCCAATGTTGTTCTCTGTGTTTAGGTCGAAGGCCGCACTTTTCGCACTTATCTGATATGGGGGCCTGTGCTTTGATCTTTTCCGGATCTTGCATTTTTCAGCATCTCCAATTTGTCAAAATGTCTTCGCAACTTTGTAGTTGATAAAATGTTGTTCTGCCAGAAGTCATCCTGTTGACACCACGCTATGATGTTTGCTATCTTTTGCGGTTTTCTGTTATCTATCCGAATCATCAAATCAATGTGCTCCGCCCATTTCTGTAAATTTGGCTTTTTGTAGTCTGATTTTCTCTTTCGGATCTCATCGAATAATAATTTAGCAAGTCGAAACTCCGAGGAGTTTTGACTATATTCTTTTTTTCCCTTTACTTTACTTTCCTTTACTTTACTTTCCTTTACTTTACTTTCCTTTACTTCAGGGGGAGTTACTCGTGAGTTACTCGTGAGTTGGTCTGGAGTAGGTGGAGGTATGGTTGGCTCTCCTTCCCTTTTTGGGTTAAGTCTCGGCTGTTTGTCTGCGAAGTCCGGCACGTGTAAGTATATATCCTCGTTAGATTTATACACAACAACCAGACCGGCGTTCACTAAATCGTCAAGATAAGACCGCATTGCTTTGTTTGTCTTTTTAAGTCTTGTAAAGATTTGACCTCTCAGAATTTCGGGGTCGGCGTGGAAACAACCGTTGACATCGAGATTTGGGATAAGCCAGGTATATAACAGCCTCGCACCATCCGTTTTTAACGCAGCCAGTTTCTTGCTCTGACATATTGATTTTAGTACTATCCTGCCCTGTGGCATTTCCTTTTATCCTTATGTAATCTTCCGCCCCACTCTGTTGGCTTTCTGCCGGTTCGTCTTTCACTTCCGTGCTTCATTTCAAATCCTCAAAAGGGCAGGCAACAAGGATCGCTCACTACCTGCCCAAGAAAAGGGAAAAATTTATCCGCTTCTTAATTCCGGGTCAGGCGGCGTCACCGGCCAATCTTCCTTTATCGCCAGCGATAGAATGTTCTCGATATATTGAGTCATGTTTTTTTTACTGACGCCGACAATTGTAAGCCGTTCACAGGTCTGGCCTTTGCCGATGTAGATTGTTTCTTTTTTCAACAACTCGTTACCACCGCAAAGAGCTTTTAACCGTAAATCCCATTCACCGATAGTATCACCATTCCAGTCGGACAAACTACGCAAGCATATCCCCTTATACCAGCGTCTTTGCCTGTCCGTATGCAATTCCACCGGCGATAAGACTTTAATAGCCCCACCAGCCATACAAACAGCCCATACGTCCGTTATAGGGACCTCTAAGACGGGTTGTAAGCCGATCTTGTCTTTTATACGGAAGGTTTTAGCCATTGTCCGCGACCTCCGGAAAGTTAAGACAAGCAAATTCACCAAATAGAATTTTCGCTTGTTCATCGTATGCTTTAGCTGCCTCTACTTCGTTCTTATAAGAACCTATACTTATTTGTTTGTAGTTAAACCCAATACGTGCTCGCCAATTCTTATTTCTCTTGTCCCAAGAAACACCTTTATATTTCGATGATCCTCGGCCTGTCCTTATATTGGCCATATTCTGCGAACGTGTGCAAAACCTCAGATTGATTCGTCTATTATCTAATCCGCAATGATTGATGTGATCTAATTCTTGACCTTTTTTGGCCTTCATTATTCTTCGGTGCATTTTCTCGGCATCCTGAAAAGGCTTTCTTCCGGTATTTCGAACAGCATAATAAGTTCCGCAATGTTGCCATGCGTACCATTTATATTGTGCTAATTCGTCATAGTCTGCATCGTCAACTATTGCAATCTTGCCTTGTGTTAATGCGATATGTTTCATTTTAATACCTCTCGTAGTATTTCTCGATATTATTGTGTGGAAGGGCGGTTCGAGATGCACCGCCTTTTCGGGGGCTACCCTATCCACACACAATTGTAGACTGTCGGTTTTCATTTGTCAAGGCCTTTTATGACGGTCTGTATAAAAAAAGTTTTCTCAAAATCGGCCTTAATCTTCTTCTTATTGATATTATCGTGGCTAAGATGTAAAAGATGTAGCACTCGTGTTCTGGACAAATCGCAAAATTCGGATAGATACCTTTTGGTTTCATTATGTTCCATGTGAGCGGTCAGCAACCGTTTTGCGACTGTTTCGTTTATCGTTTTCTCTTTGACACGCTTTGCCAGATATTCGCCGTTGTAGGAGCAACAGATTGCTATGATGTCAAATTTCAGTTTGAATCTTTGGGTTATGTGAGAGGTGTCGGTAGCGAACAAAAGGTTTTCGCCGGTTGCTATTTCGTGGACTATGAAACCCAACGGTTCGGCTGCGTCATGATTTGTGTTGAAAGCCTTGAATCGTAAAGTGTTGCCTATCAAGCCTACGTCCCTATTCTTGATATATCTGATATGCCGACCTTTAATATCAATCGCATCAATAGTTCCTTTGCTTGCGAATACATCAATACCCGCCTTAATAACGTCGTGAATGGCCTTAGAATGGTCTATGTGCTCATGTGTTAGCAGACACCCCTTGATACCCTCCAAATTATAATTCAGGGCTTTAATCAGCTTAGGCCACGCTACACCGCACTCTATGAGCAGGCGTTCGCTGTTGTTGGCCGTCACCACGTAAAGATTGCCCGTACTGCTGGAATATAGTTGGTCAAAGGTCATTCGGCTTGCGGCTCTTGTAAATAAAGTTTGCCGAGACAGTCCGCTTCGCAGATCGCATTTACGCCTTGCTTTTTTGTAAGTTCAAAGATTTTATCACACCGTTCGCAGACGTAAGTAAATACTTCCTCTTCTTTGAAAGTGTTAACTGATTCGTCCGCTCCTTCCATGAAGGCAGGCTTCCCGGCCTTGCCCTTTTTGTCTTTTGCTTCCTGCAATTTCTTTTTCGCCCTTGCTTGTTTTTCTTTGAATTCGGCTTCCTTTTCGGGGTCCGGTTCGTTTATTGGTTCAAAGGTAACATCCTCGCTGCCAGTCTCATCTTGGATCGTTTTCGTAGCCGTTTCTTGTGCTTGTGTAAATGAAACACGCTCACTTTTCAAATCTTCCTCGTATGCAACTTGCATCTCTACACTCATCGAACCCCACTTGCTCAACAATTGACGTAGCATAGTCTTGTTAGCCATGCTGTCAAAATCCGAATACCAAAAGCTTGAATATTTCCATAGGTCTTTTGGTGGAATTTTACCGGCTTTCAAGAGCTTGTGTTGTTTGAGGCTGTATGCCGGAGAATATTTATCTGCGTGCCTTTCTACCCGTTCCAGCGTCCAGTATAGCATCTTAGTAAATCCGTTGGTGTACTCAAAAAAGCTACAATAGCCGACAGTTTTTGCCTTCTCTCTTTTGTCGGGATCTTCAATAAAATTAACTTTCAGATTCTCGGTCAAAGGTTCCCAGCTTACGAATTCGCCTTCCTTAACATTGGTAACATTCAGCTTTCGGTAGTAGCCGCTGCGCAGAGCAAGCTGTATATATCCTTTATAACCCATCTGGAATGTCGCTTCCTTACAGTTCTTTTTCTTATTTTTATAAGGGACCATGTAGTAATATCCCAATTGCGGGCTTGGCGGAAGTTTCAAGCTATAGCCTATAAGACCGCAGTTGATAACACTCCCCGGATCGCACTCATTCGCCAGAACAGGATTTGTTGATATTGCCGATGATAAAGCGGCCTTGAACTTCATTGCCTCGTCCAACCCCAGTTTTTCACTCAACCTGTTGGTAATATCAGGTAGTTCCATATAGGCATTTACGTTTTTTACTAATGCTAATGTGTTCTTTTTCTTTGCCATGATTTTCTCCTTCAATTTGAGTTATAGCAAGAATACATCCTGACGACGCACTCGACTAATACGTACTTGTACTTTACAGGTGGGGCATGGTTCGGCTGTGAGATTGAAACCATTGAATTTACGGGTTATCGTACATATCGTACCCGCAGGTATAACCATCAAGCCATTTTGCATTTTGACGGCAGTTTGTACCTTTTTGCCCACGAAAAATTTTTCATTGTGACTATTGTAAAATTTGGAATCCATGATTATGCTATCTGCCTTTCTTTAGATTCAACTTTTTCTACGGTAAGTTTTTTAACACCTTTTACGGTTTTCAAGCCGATTACTTGTGCTTTCGTTTCAAGCGGTAAGGTCAGTGATTCAATGTGGTCGATAAACAGACATACCGAAACGTCTTCATGCTCTGATAGCACATTGATAATATCCAGCCCGACGAGTATCTTTTGGCCGGTCGACATATCAGAGTAAGACACACCGTTAAACATGGCCTCGCACTTTGGCTCGATGGATTCGTTCAACAGATATTTGAACAACTTGAAAGTCGTGTACTCGAACAGCCCGTTGACCTTTTCTTCGACGAGCCTGCTTTCGGTCATTTCATATTCGGATATATCGTCAAACAATTTGTCGATGTCGGCGATCTGTTGGGCAAGCTCTTTCTCTTTAGCCTCTAATTCAGTGATACGTTTCCTGTCCTGCTTCATCCGGTCCGCATGGGCGAGGGCCTTGTCGAGTTGTGCGATGTCGTTCACCAAAATATTCCGCTTATCGTCCATCTTCTGTATCTGGTCCGATAGCGGATCCCCGATCTCACCCTCGACTGTCTTAATCTCAGCGGTGATCTTCTTCCAAGCAAGGTCCTGTGTGAAATCCGGGGCTTTGCGATTACTGATGGCCTCGTCTATCTCTGCAAAGCGTTCGTCTGCCTCCTCACGTGCAGCTATATATTTTGCAACACCTTCATCATGCAATTTTCTTAGTTCTTTGAGTTTGGCATCGAACTTAGCACATTCTTCTTTTCCTGTTTGGACCTCAGCAAAGACTTCCTCGCCTCTTTTAGTTATGTCGGCTAATTCTGCTGTGCGTTTTTCTTCAACCTCAGCCAATTTATTTGCTGGCAATCTTTGGCCGCAAGCGTAACAGTTCTCGTCTACTGGTTTCTCCGAAGCTGTTTTGTACTCACGTTGTTTTGTAGCGACAATTTTCATAGATTCTTGGAGTTGTGCTTTTGCTGTATCCGATTGTCCCTCCAAAAGTTTTAACGTATTTGCCAACTGTTGAGTTGTTTCTTGGAGTAATCCGCAGGCAATGTTTGCCTTGTTTTTCTCATCAAGCAAAGCCTGAATGTCGCTGGTATCGTTCGCAAGTTCACGCTCACGGTTAGCAAGTTTGTTTTTCAGAACATTTATTTGCTCAACTCTCTTTTGCCGTTCCTGCTCCGAAGTCAGCAGCGTTTTGCGTTGTTCGTCAAGCTCGGCAAGTTCGGCGTTTCGCTCTTCACGATCAGCCTGAATATCGGCGATACCTTCATCTACAACATATCCCTCATGCCCCTTTTGCAACTCGTCGATGCGGGGATTGATCTCATTCAGCTCATCGGTGTATTTTTTCTTGCGATCACGCAGTACCTTTTTGTAATCCTTAATGTTCCTGCCATTAAGGGTCTCCGCAAGTGCGGTAAACGCTTCTGTTTTTGGTAGAGTAACTTCGCCCGCTATGTCCATCAAAACTTTCCGGCGATCGTTCCAGTGAAGTTTGCTATTAAAGTGGGTCAGGTCTGCCAATAATTTGAATGTTTCCTCGCTGATAATATCATCGACAATCTCCTGAAATTCTCCGATCTTCTTAGGAATTTCATCAAACCAACAGTAGGTTTCATAACCTCGCAACTGGTCTTTGACTACTTTTTCGTGGTGTTCTTTTCGGAAATTATGCTGATCGTCGTCAATGTTAATAAAGGCCTCTACCGATACGACAAGCCCTTTTATCGGTTGATTGTCTTTGTCGAGCGGTCTTATGCTGAAGTCCTTCCTGCCCTCACTATTCTTGCCGAACAAAAGCCACAGAAAAGCATCGTAGATGGTTGTTTTACCCGCACCATTCTCGGCGGTTATTACAGCGTTGTCACCTTCCAGTTCCACCTCAAAAGACTTGATTCCTTTGAAGTTCTCAATAGTTAGTTTGTTTAGTTTGATTTCCATTTTTTTCCCTTTCCAGTAATTGTTTCATATAATCCACCATACAGAGCACCCTTCCCGCTTAATTTTGTCATCACGTCTAATATAGTCGTTTTCTACCAAATCATTCATCCGCCGCCATATTTGATCGTACCGCAGAACGCCACGCAGATATTCCGCCAGCTCTTTGGTTGTCGAGCCGTTGTGAGTTCGCAAGGCATTCAAGATTATCTGACAGTGTTTCCGCCTTCTGCCGGACTTTGTAATAGATTCCTCCGCGATTCGGCAAGTATCAGGGTGCGACTTCCTGCTCGCTGTCGAAAAGTCCATAACCATTTGGCTGATTGAATCGTTCATTGTTTTAATTCTCTCTATGATAAGGGGCCGCAAACTGATTGCAGATCGCCCTGTTCCACTTTTCTCGTGTCTCCGGTCCGAAGATACCATCCGGTTCCGCACCGATTTTTGTCTGTATCTCCTCAAGGCTCGGTACGCGATCTTTGACGTGCGGATCAACACCGCAATCTGCGAATAACTGCCAGCAAAAACAGGCGGCAAATCCGCAGATAAATGCTCCAACAAACGTTATTAGGGTAATCTTGAGGGGTACTACCTTGTCCGAAATTAGATTAAGTAATTTAGTTTTCATTTTATTTTTCCTTTCCTTTTTTTATTGGACATATCTGAATGTTTTGCCTTTTGTTGGATGACGCTTAATAGCGTTTATGACAATGTTTCGTAGTTTCGCGTCAATCACATCAAGTGCATTTTGTGAAACAAAACGACAATCCCAACCGGGACGTAAGTTTTTGACTTTGAGCTTCACATATTCCTTGACATGAGACTCACAAATTAGTTTTCCGTTTGACATTTTTCATTTTCCTTTCCCTAAAAGTGGCAGCGGCCAGGCCACTCGCCTGCGTAGTTATTCCTGCCGTTTACTGTTTTGTTTCGCCGCTGCCGTTATTCAATTTTCAAAAATGCCAGAATGAGCGTATGGGTTGTCCGGCATCTTCCACCCACGAATCTTGCCAAGACTGGGAAGTGCTTGGCAATGCCGCCGCTCACATGGCATATTAACTTTTCAAAACAGCCAGCCCGATCAGGCAATCCGTGACCGGGCCGGCTTTAGGAGGAGGGTGTCGGATGAAAGCAATTTATGATTAGTTGGAGTATTACAAAGATTAACCCTGCTTATAACCCTGCTCATATCCGGCATTATTGAGGCCGGACTTGAAGAGCCACGCGGAAAGGAAAGCGTCCGGCCTCATTGGGAGGCATTCTTAATTTTTAAGAGAGCTTTGTTTTTCTTTCCAGGCGCTTACAATATCACCGATTACATTTTGTATATTACTTACCTCTGAATCAGTAAGTTCGCCAGGTCCGCCTAAATTAGCCATATTTCTTATAGTTTTAACTATTTGCACACAGGCACTATAATTTTGAATACAGGCACTATAATTACTGACTAACTCACATATCCTTTTGGACAAAATGCAAGCCAATGCTATTCCGCCCGACCATCCTAAAACCAATACAACGATTTTAGCCGTTACAAGATAAGCAATGAATCCCCACAACGCGGTATTTGTCATGCCTTGTAGCATTTCCACGATTGTTTTTAATTCTTCCATTTTTCATTTCTCCTATAATTTTTCAAACCAAAACTTTCCCATCTTTTATAGCTTTTTGTATCATCCACCAAATCAAAGTATAATTTGGGTCATGTTCTCTTTTATAAGAAGCCGCCTTTGAAGTTGGATTGTCGTCCACACAACAAGAATTGCTCTCCGCAGGCGGCTTTTTTATCTTGATTCTATTGTGATTCTGACAATCCATGATTATCAACATAGCAAATTTTTCAGAAATTGCAAGGAAAAAATTGGGATTTTTCCTGATTTTCTTGAAATATTTTTTTATAATATGCCTAAAACTATACTATAATTGCACTTACGAAAAATTAAAAAATCAATAAATTTAGTAAATTTGAGGCAAATAAAGAAGAAGAGTTGAAAAATTTTCATTTACTTCTTAGTAATTTGCTAAAATTTTCACTTCTTTAATTGCTGAAGAAAAGCTATAAAAGCGTCAATTAGTTTAGTGACGTCGGCCTCCTGTTTTTCAAAAGATAACGAGCTTCCATCGCCCAAAGTCATCGTTACGCCGTCAAGTTTTTGTGGACCTATTCTTTCGTAATAAATACTACCATCGGCCAGTTTTCCAACTTTGGCACAACTGCTGACAAAAACGATAAATACGAATAAACATATTAACCTTTTCATTTTTAGGCTCCTTAATCTGACTTTCAAATACCTGCCTTGCCCTGTATATAGCCTGCTCGATTTCATTAACGGCGGTAAACTCATCGGGGGCATCGACAAGGCCTTTAACGTATAACTCGTTAATTAAGTCCAGTATCTTACCTAAATAGTCTGTAGCTTTCATTTTGGCAGCCTTTCAAGAATAGCCTTAAATCCTTCCCGTTGCTCAATCTGCATCACTTTCATGGTAGATTTAAGGACCGCTATTTCCGTTTTATGATCACGGGCAGGATCACAGCCGTCTTTTTTTAATATGGATATTTGCTCTTTGCATTCCGATTTAGCCTCTTTGACGGCCTTAAAAGCGCCCGTAACGGCCTTTTGGTTGTCCTCTATATCCTCGCCGTAAATTGCCCACGTTCCAACAACGCCCGCGAATAAGACCATTATGGGGACTATAATTACCAGCCATTTTAGTTTATTGTTCTTTGCCATACCGTTTCCTTTCTTAAAATCCTGCCGTGTGTACTCGATAAGTTGTTTTGACCGACAATACCGAATCAGTACCGCTCGAATATGCCCCTCCATCATTAAAGATAACCAAAGCTTTGTTTATGGAATTTGAGGCCGCTACGTCTACATCGCTCAAAGGCGTTACGTTTGTTATCCTGTCGGAAGTTGTGTCAATAAAGTCATCGCCCTCAATAGTATTCGATACTACCGTACCATTTTCGTCTACAAAACTGATTTTCAAGTTGCCGTCACCTGCCGCGTTATCGAAAGGTGTAGTGACATCCATATAAAGAGTAGCGCTTACAAATTCCAAAAATTTGTCCGCTCCGGGGGCGGCAACCAGTTGAAACGGCGTAGTATGTAATAATCTTACCGATACATCAGACATATTTACGTTGACCGTTACGAGATTGTCCCCTTGCAATAAACCGGCCGCTACTATATCCTGACTTCCAGCGTCCGCAAGCGTACAATAACCAGTTGTTGAATTATCGGTTATATCAGTACCCGTATTATCATATATGTTTTTTATCAAAAGAGGTGATCTTACATTTGGGTCAAATATAATCGCCGTACCATCTGCGCCGTGAGTAAATCTATTGCCTTGAATGACTGCTCCCTTAAGGCGTACCCCTTCGATATTTATACCTTTGCCGCTTGCTTCTATAGCGATTGTATTATTTATTACAGTTAAGCCGTCGCCACCGCCTTCAATGCTTATCTCACCCCCTGTCCCGTTCGTCTCGATGTGACAAGACATAATTAGAAGTTTACTTTGTGGCGACGTTGCTCTGATACCGTAATTCGTACCGCCTTCAATCGTGCAACCTATAAAAGACATCAGATTGCCCCGTATCAAAGCGCCGGTCGGATTGCTGCCTATGTAACAGTCGTTAAAATGAATGCCGTTATTCGTACTGCCATTTGCGCCTATGCCCGATGTCGTGTTATCTCTGAATTCACAATTGTTAAAAGATGCGGTGAAAGTCGTATTGAGATTAACTCCGACATCAAAACCGTCAAATCGAACATTGGTTATGTTAAGAGTTCCATCGTTTGTACAATCCAGCCCAATCATGCCGTCACCTAATGTTGCGTCTCCGCGACAGGTCATATCGCGTAAAGTGATATTGTCATTGCAATCAATACCGGAAGTGTCACCTTCAAACGAAAGTACAGTACATCTCTTTCCCGCCCCTACCCAATTATCATAAGCCGTCATGCTAAGCGTGGTGTCAACTATCCTGTAAACACCGGTCGGGAAGGTAACTCTTATCCTGCTGTTATCAGTATTAGCCGCTAAGATACAGGCTGTGATTGCATCAGCGTCATCGGTAGAATCATCTGCTACCGCTCCCCACCATTGCGGGAATACTTCAAAAATATAGCCGTCACCGAAAGATACGGTCCCGTCTCCGTCAAATCTTTGAGATAAACCGCCCGTCATCGGACCATTTATCGTCACATTTTTATTTGCGGCAATGGTCAATTTACCCTGTCTTTGGAATCTTAATTCAATCGTAGAGGGTACTGTTAAATTATCCGTAACCGTAGTATTGGCAGTGATATAAAGCGTTGTCTGGGTTGTGCCTATTGCCGCCACAGCCGTATTGAGGTCGGCGTAACCCGTACTATCATCAATAAAACTGAAATCGCTTAAAGCGTTGGGGGTAGTGCCTTCTGCGATTACATTGCCACTTGAATCGAACATAAGAGCCTTTGAAGCCCTGCTGCTTGAACTCGGCAATACCATATCCAAATCTGGATCATCGCTTATCGGCATTACGATAGCCCTGTTACCTACCGCCTGTTCCTCCTGAATGAGACGCATAGCTCGGTCGTGGGAGGCTTCCAGAGATGTGAATGATATTGAGGATGCCGCGTCTATATCGTTGCTCTGCGTGGCTGTGGACACCCTGTTGATAGTCACGGTAGTTCCACTGGCCGGAGCGGTAACGAATGTCACGGTTCCGCCCGTGTCGCTGGCCGCACTCACCGAATAGTCCGTAGTTTCCGTCAATGGATCAGATTCAACACCCGATGTACGAGTCCTGACTACAATTTCCGAAGTGTCCGTGAAACTAAAACTGAAAGTAAAGGTAGTGTTACTCCCATTGCCTGCGTATGGTCCGGCTCTTGTGCTCGTAGTGTTCACAACACCCCTACACATACCGCACAACAGTAGTAAAATTAGTATTTTAGTTTTCATTTTTGACTCCTATTATTTGGGTGCTAATTTATTACTTAATTCGATGGCCCGTCCTATTTCAGACCATATTTTCTTTCTTTGTTTTGTCGTTTTGACATTTTTAAGTTTATCGAAATTAACATTCAATACGGACGCTATATTATTGATTACAACCCTCCTAAGAACTTCTTTGGTGGTTATCTTTTTGGATTGAAATTTTTTGTTCAACTCTTCACGTTCTTTATAGAATTTTTCTACTTGTTTTCTGGGAGCAAACGGGTCCCTAAGAAACAAAGTACCAATAACAGGAATATCAGCAGGCTGTTTTTCGGTGTCGTTATTTTTTAACATTCGAGCAACCCTGTTGTAAATGCCACCAGAATAAGAATTGACAGCATGCTCTATCTGCGATGGAGACATATTTAAGGTCTTGCCAATTACTTTCATCAGTTCTGTAGTATGCGGCCCAAATTGATCTTCCGGCAATTTACCTTCATCAGAACGGGAAACTATTGGCCTGCCTGCGAAATCCTCATTAGCTTTTATATCTATGATCGGACCTATCAACGAGGGCCAATCTAAGGGATTGGCTGTTTTTAACGTAGCTTTTAAAATATCAAGAATTTCCTCCGGCCTGCTATTATGTACGGCATCAAGAAAAGCTACTGGTACTGCTTGGAATATATGGCCTAATTCAAAAGCAACAGGGAATCGCATAATAACTGTTTCGTCACTCGGTGACTCGAAATGTATGTAATTTGCTTTTTCGTGGGCTGTCATGTTTTGATACCAAGGCTTGTCCTTATTTCTCCACCAAAAGAATAAGGCTGGAATTGTCATGCTGCTAACAGCAGCTATTGTAGATTTGAACGGTCTTTCTCTGAAAGAACGAATAATTTTGTCCGGCCCCTGTATGGCTACATTAAAAAACGGAATAATCTGATTAAGTTGCTTTCCAATCTGACCATGCCTGGAAAAATTAGTTGTAACGTCTTGTGCTGCATTTAGAGCAAAAACCGAAGCGGATAAACTTCCCTTTCCATACAGTCTTTCACCCTCTTTTAATGCAGGAGAAAACTCCCCTATTCTTACTCCAATTTCGGTAACACTAATCAAGTTTCGTAACGCATCTATGGGGTGGGCGAAAGTGTTAATAGTATAACGAATACCATTGCTGGCAAGCATATCATGTTGAAGGTGTTTGGTTCCCGCCCGATCTTGTGTGATAAACCCCGACATTTCCCCACCTAACGCTGCAAACTTTACCAGATCTTCGCTTTTCTTTAAACTATTGAATCCGAAATTTTCGGCAACGCCCGCCGCTTTTGTTTTGATGTCTTTCAATACGCCACTAATCGCCGAAAACGGGCCAGCCTTAGCAAATTTTGAAGTAACAAAAAACGTCTGTATATCCCTTGCTGGATTCCTTATCAAACCAAAAGCTGCGTTTAATCCAGTTGCACCCAATTTCAATAATCGAGTTGGCTTGCCAACTACAAAATCCCAAAATGGCCCAAGTTTGTAAACATCTAGACCATCTAATATCTCTAACAATTCCTTTTCCGCTTTGAAAAATTTGTTCTCACCTGCTACTTTTAGTTTTATGACACCCTGAGTAGCAGGAAAAGCCGATGGCCTAAAGATAGTAAGCAATTCATTTAAGTCCTCGTTTGAGACACCGGAAAAATCAATACCTATTTCTTCAAGTTCCGCCTTAATTTCCTTGACTGTCAATTTAGTTGGCACAACCGGTGCTCTCGTTGGAGTTATAAAATCTTCTAACGCCTCTGGGTTTTCGGTAGCAAGATTTGCCATTGATCTTTCTATCGCCGCCCTTTGAGCACTGGATATAGTGGCTTCCATCTGTTGTATCATGCCCTCTATCGGGTCTACTATTTTTCTCTTAGAGCCTTTTATTCTCTTGGGCGTAAATTTCTTGCCTTTTCTCGCAATACCTGGCTCTTCTTCAAATTCTCTGAAAAATGGTGCGTAGATAGGATTTGCGAGTTTTATAGCCTCGCCAGATTCTCGCGTTATCCTTCCCGATTCGACAAGTAGATCAATTCCCTTTTGGTTCCATTCGGTAACCTCTCTCACTGCCCGTGCAAATTCCGGTGAATCCAAGGCATCAAAAGCTAACTGTGAAGCAACGGGGTCTATGCCTGTTTCTATATTTCGTTTCTGTAGGTTCAAGTCTCTGGCTGCCACAAGATAAGTAACAAAATCCTCAAACCTTTTTTTGCCACCATCTTTTATCAATGGCGTGAATATCTGTTTCAAGCTCTTGCTTTTTCTATTACCGGCCAAATCGGTAGTAGATTCCATGACAAAACTTCTGGTCTTTGCGGAAGATTTCTGCGTAAAAGCTACAGCGAGTTGAACGGGATCGTCCGCAGGAGCAAGTTCTTCTGCTCCGGCAGCTTCTACAACCCGCCTCAAACCAGCAAACTCGTCCCTAAATGCTTTGTCTGTTTTGAATAACAAATTCTTGAAATGTTGGCGTATAGACACCTTTGGCTTTTTGAAACTGATTCTTTCTTTGACCTTAGCTACTGATTCGGTTTCAATTTGTCGCTGTTGTTGTTTTGGTAACGACTTCACTCTGGCAATGTCAGTAACAACCTTCTGTTGTGCTTCTTCGGAAACGCGATCTATTTCTGTTGGTTTTTCTGCCTGTAGACTATTCCATATAGTTCTAAGGTGCGGTCGGATATGCTCGCCAATTTCCTTAACCATTCTAACCGACCAATCGGCAAATTTTCTAACTCCACTCTCTACCAAAAAACCGCCAACAATAACAGCATCTTTTAACTGTTGAGGGTCTAACCCTGCTCGCAATATCGTTGGGTCAATCAGTCTCTTTTTGGCCGCCTCAAACGCATCTCGTGATATGATTCGTTTCTCTGGTGGTACTTCTGGGAGAGTTAACTCCGCAAGTCCTTCTTCGCCTTCCTCCTTGCGACCCTGTCTCTCAATTCCTTTGTCCTTATCCTCCACTTTTTCAGGAATTCTCTGCTTCTTTTCGACATCGGTTTTACCCTTTAATAGTAATGGTTCAATATCTATATCAAATTCTGGGTCAAATTCAAGCTCTTTAATGCTATCGTTTATCTCATCAACAGTAAACCCATCGTGCAACATTGTATGCTTCAAGGCTGTTATCTCACTAAATGGATTACCGCTTTCCCTCATTTTATTCAATAACACTTCAGGGATACCGCCGATCTTTTTGCGGCCCTCAAGACTTTCACCCACAAGCTCAAGAAAATCTTCAATGTTCATGTGCCCGTGGGTTTCGGCGATATCGCCTTCAAGTTTGTTGCGACCTAAAGCCTCCGCGATAAAAGTATCAGGAGCCTTGCCTTTTTGCGGATCAAACGTAATATGAAATTTCAACTGCGGAAAACTCTCTATTGCCGCCTCAGCTTCACCTCGGAAATTCGGTGGTATACTAATCACTCCAATGTCGGTAAGCCGGTCGGTAATATCTTTCGCTTCACTCTCAATCTCGAATATGGGGTCGTTTCGTACTTCTTCTTCAACCTCTTTTTTAAGGCGTTTTATGGCCTTCTTTTCTTCCGCTATCTGTTTCAGGGGTATTGCGACACCCTCTGGTGCGGGTTCGGTGACTGACGGAGCTACAGGGGCCTCTGGTGATGGCTCTGTGGGCTTAAATAGCTCACTTATGAGAGGCTTGCCAGATGGACCTCTTTCCACATCTTCGCCAGCAGGACCTACTAATCGCCTTTGTGGGCTTTTGGCCGATTCTACGATAGTTTCTACGGATTCCCCACGTGCAAGCATATCCTCCACGAGGTCGGCTCTGTCTTGGCTTATGCCAGATTCTACCAATGCAGCAGCTATCGCACCGCCACCGCCGACTACAGGGCCAGCAATAGCACCACCAGCACCGGCTTTAGCTACTCTGGTTACAGCTTCCTCAAAAGTTGCCAATTTCACACCCAATATAGCAGGAACAATAAGGCTGTCGGCTTCTTGTAAAACTTCCTGTATAGATTCTGAAATAGCATTTACGGCCACGTCTTTTGATATATCCCCTCCAACAGCAGCTATCTTTTCAAAAGATTTGCTTTTTATCGCATCCGCCACTTTCTTGAAAGATGTGTTGGCTCCACCTCTACCAAAAGAAATGATCTGATTGACCCTTAACTGTTCAAGTGCCGCGTTAATACCACCAACAACTAACATTCCCCAAGCTGCCTGTTCTTCGGTTCCGCCAGCAGCTATGATTTCTTCGTATGTAGATTCGCCCTCGACCACAAACGCAACTGACAATCCAGCCACCGGCCCCCCTGTTAATGTTGCTGCTATAGTTGCTCCTGTAAACGTAATACCATCGGCAATGGAAGATGCTACAAATGATCTTATAGGCGTACCTTTGCCAACATTTAGACTCGGACTTTCGGAAGCCTTTTTTGCTTTATCAGCTAAGTCACTGAAAAATTCAGGCTCAAAAACACTTGCCGGTGCGGTGAATCGTTCAATGAAAGTTAAAACCTGACTCGTTCTGTCTAATGTACTCTTACCAAGCGATCTGCCAAACTCACTAAAAAATCCTCTTGATTTTCTTCGGGATGGTATAACCCCTTCTTCTTCAAGTTTATTTAATTCGTGTTCCTGTGCTTTCTTTAATAGCAATGGTCTCCTGAATCTATCTGCTACACCTTCCGTTGTTTCTGGAAAACCTAAAAGTTTACCAATTCCCATTACAGTTGGCTCGCCTTTTTCTTTCAGAAAAGTTTTAATAAGTTCATCTTCCGATTTTCTAATAAGAACCTTAACATCTTCCGGTCTTTCTTGTATAAACTTCTCAACAGCCAGCCTTCTTTCAAGGGACGCTTGCTCCTCAATTTCTGTTTCCGTCAAAGGAATGCTCGTTATGCCCATGGGTGTAACGCCTTCTATCCAGTTCTCTACTATCGTCTTAGATTCCATCCACTTAATTTGTTTGTCAGTGAATGATTCTTTTGTATCGGTATTGGGATTGAATTTCGGCGGAAAAGGATTTTGCCTCAAAAAGACTATTGAGTTATTAACATCTGGAATGTCGCTGAACGCCCCAACCAAAAGCCCTTTTTCAATTCCTTCTTCTTGGGCTATATCCTGCGGCTCGACCGTTTCAAATTGCATATCCAACACATCATTAGTAAACTTCACTTGATTGAACTGTTTCTTTTTTCCTATTTCAAAAGTCTTGTCTATTGTTGTGCTTATATTCGGGTCGACAAATTCTTTCTCAAAGACAAATCCAAACGATTCCACTTTGTCGTTACGGGCCAGTCTTTCAAAATCTTCGTCCGATACTAAAATATCTACCGAAGTTTCAAATTCAAATCCAAACTCACTAATCTTTTTATTTGCCATTACCGATCTCAACAGCGCCAAATATTTTTTTTACCTTTTCAAGTTGGTTACGTGGCCCAACCGCTATTCTACCATCGGGTAATCTAACTCTAATTCTGTTAAATTGTTTAGTTTCAAGCTCCGATTCTTCTCTTAATTGGTTGATATTCTTGCCTGCAAAATCAGTCCGCCACAACCTGATCCCTTCCTTTTGTATTGCTTCTGGCGACGCAGTTCTATTTTGCTCTTGTCGTCGCCAAGCTCGCATAGAATCCTCCCATCTATTGAAGTTTTCGAGTTCCAAATTAAACTTTTCTCTTTCGGTTATTATTCTGCTTTCAGTTGTTTTTTGCTTAATCTCATCTTCTTCTTGTGCGAGTATTCCGAGAAGCCTGTCTATGAGACTTTCGCTTCTGCCAACAGCAAATTTTCTAACGTCCGACCTTACTCTGGAAAAGGCCGTATCCGTACTTCTGTCGAATTCCTTATTCAGTTCCTCTATTAATTCAATAACTTTTTCGTCTTTCAGTTTAGCTTGATTGTCTCTTAAAATCTTTTTCGCCTCTGCTAACGACAATGTGTCATTTCCGACTTGTGCAATGGCTGTAGTGATGTTATCTACAGCAGATGGTATATTTACCTTGGGCTTGGCTTTAGCGGCGGCAATCGCTCTGTTGTTAGATTCTCTTAATAATTCTCTTTGCTCTTTTTCGTCAAGGGTGGAGTTTTCAATAGCTATGGAAGCCGCACCGTAATCCTTATCTACATACATCAGCTTATTTATCGAATCTCTATCTCTCTCTCTTGCCTGCTCTTTTTCAACAGTATCTTTTGCTTTGCGATAGTTTATTCTTGCAATTACATCCTGCTCGGCTTCTTGTTTTTCCCCACCTGGTATTACGTCTGCTTTATTCACAAAATCTAAAGCCTCTCTTGTTGCTTCTGGTTCTGTTTTGCCTGCTTCAATGGCCTGTTCGTAGATAGTGAATGCTTGTCCAATAGCTACGTCTTTCGCTGCCTGTTCCGCTTCGTCGGCAGCAACTTTATTTTCTCTCTCAATTTTTTCCTGAATGTTCCGCAGACCTTCTTTGCGAACAAAGTTAGCTTGCTTTTGGGTAACGAAAACACCCAAAGTAATCGCGTCATCGACAGCATCGTTAAAAAGTTCTGGATCGTTTGAATTTATAGCGTGTTTAGCGGTTGCTTTGTAGGAAGCGACCGCGTTGGCAACAGAATCCTCATCTGTTTGCAAGGCCACTTCACCACGAACTGCAACATCCTGAAGAGCCGACCATTGACCACCTCTGTCTTTGGCGTCCGGCGTAGTTAGTATGCTATTGAAACCCTCAACCTGCTTGGTATATTCTTCCCTGAATTGCTCAAACTTGGTCGGATTGTCCCTGTTGTCGCGCATCTTGTCGAATAATTCATTTTGGGCACTTAGAACACTGACTTTGTACTTATTGACTTCGGCCATCGTCTGTGACTGTTCCGCCTTCAAAGCCAAAGCCTTGCCCTTGGCGGTGATACGTTTCTGCTCTTTTAGTCCCTCTGCCCGAATTTGTTTGCCGACAGCCGCCTGTGTCCTCTCTGGGAATGTAGCGGTATCAATATCTATATCTATTTTTACCGTTTGAGGTATTGTCGGTGCTATCGACCTTGCATGAATTTCAAGCGCATTTGCCATCTTATCATTCTATTCTTAGAAAAGGATTTGGTTGTTTCGGTTGAGTTTTTAACTGTTTTTTAGTCAGACCCGCAGCAAGGTTGGCCGCTGTCGAGAACAGGGGACCTATCGCGCCGAATTTAGCCTGCCTTGCCCTTATATTGGCTGCTGCCGCGAATTGTCTGCCTCTGAATCTCGTTACGTCCGCTTTGCCTAAAAATGCGGCTTCCTTTATCTGCGCATTAAGTAATATCTGTTGTGCCTCCCTCTCTACTTCCGCCGCATCGTCGGCTATTAGCAGTAATTTTGACCCTGTCAGAAGTCCGCCGCCCGCCCCGACTTTGGCGATATTGGCCGCCATTCTTTTTCTTGCCGCTCTCTTTAATTTCAAAGCCTCAAATCTGCCTTTCTGAATTGCGGCTTTGGCCTGCTGTTCCAAATTCTCGGCGTTATAAGCCGCGATTTCCTCAGATATTTGAGCGACACGTTTCTCCGCCCTGCTTTCTACCAACGCACCTGCAATGGCCTGTATATTACCGGCATTGGCCGTTGCGAATTGTCCTATTCTTGCAAGTGTATTCATTCAAATCACCAGACTATAAAGTATCGAATCTGTTTTATCGCTGTTAAATTTTTTCAAGATATGTTTATCACCGAAACCAAGTATATCCATAAAGCCTTGAGCCTTTTTATTGTCTGCTCTCACTACTGTCTGTACCCGCCAAAGGCCGTATTCTACGATTTTATCCACAAGTAAATTGGCCGCCGTTCTGATTGTTGATACAGGAAAAGAATCATCGGCCAAACTGAACCATGCCTCTCCTACTCCGGACCAAAATATTCTAATGCCGGCACAGAAAATAACCTTACCGTCAATCAAAGCCGTAAAGGATTTGTCGGTTTTCAATTGAACCCTGAACTGATGCTCAAACTCATTATCAAGAGTCAGCGAATCAATATCCGACATCTTAAAATCTCTAATTTCCATAAGTTAAATCCATCGTAATAGCTGTTATTCCCATCGGGTAAGGTTTGGCCTGCCTTAACAACATGGCGGCTTCCACGTTATTCCTGCCGTGAAAAGGTACGTTGATAAATCTATTCACTAAATCAGGCGCTTTGCTCGAAAGCGATCCGCTCGATTCGTACATTTTAACAGGGTACATATCGCCGTCTGTGTAGCCGTATTCGATTTGCAGACTATTGTAGAATCCGATACCGCCGCCAATGATGCGTTTTGTGTGTCCGACCGTAGGACCCTCTCTCCCTTGTATCTCCGCAGGCATCGTTTCGAGTAAGGAAGTATAACCCAGCCCGGCGACACCTTTGCTTATTGTCTGATTTATTGTGACCTCTCCGTCGTTTACTACGACTTCCTGAAAAAATCCGGCGTCACCGAAAACCTGAATCGTCTCACCTTCGAGATGTTCGAGTCCGGTCAATGTCGCCGTAGCCGTGCCGTCATAGGCAAGCCCCGAATCAACGAACCAAATATCGTTATTATCGCCCCCCCAGTTCTGCGGCTGCATCTGTTCAATATATCTTTGAGAAGTGTCAAGTATAGTCCTCTCGACAGCCAGCCATACTTCGTCCTCATCGCTGCCCGGTATGACCGCCACACTTTCAACATTACCGTCAATGGGATGCGTGTGCCATGCTATTACGTCATGTTCCTGCTGGTATGACATACCCAACAAAGTACCATCGGCCAGTACGCACCAAAGGATAGGCTCCGGTCTGTTCTGAACCGCCATTTCGACTATCTCGGAATCGAAAAAATGTTCGGCAAGTATCGTCATATCAAGGGCATTGTATTCGTCGGATTCGAAACTGTATGTAAGCCGCCGGACCTTAACGCCGTTACGCTCGATAAATATATTCGCGTTTTCAATAGTGACAGGCTGTATGTGGGCGCTGCCGATACCGGCCTGCGACCTGCTGTTTATATTTGTACCTGTTAGTGCCGCCGACGAATCGAGAACGCCCACCTGAATCACACCGCCATTCGTCCCCATTATGATATTGTCGGCGTCGTAAATCCATTGTATAGGATTTTGTTTGGCCGTCGCGACGGTATAGACAATAGCATCATCATCGTCCGGGGCCGCCGTCGGCAGATACATATTATCGTAATCACCCGCCGACGCACTCAGCCACAATCCGGCCGGATCGTCAAGCGTACCGCCGTATACCGCCCTCTGCTGGAATAAACCGACAGCCCTCGGATAGCCGTTCTCCGGATTAAATTTACCTTCCGCCCATCGAACGGTTGCGTTTGTACCGCCGAATGTGTTGTTGACGGTAGCCGTTGCGACGGTCCCGGAATGTACTTTCGTTATTGTGGCGTCTCCGTCTATCGGATGCGCGTAAGCGAGTAAAGAATAAGTACAGGTCCCAGAACTGTAATTTGTCATCCGTACCCTGTAACTCGCGTCCTTTTCTTCCTCGATACCAACTTCCTGTCGGTTGTCATCATCTTTTGAATCGATAGTATATTCGGTCAGCCAGTTAGTGCCGCTGTCGTAGGTCTTTTCGAGTAAAACCTTACCTGTCCAGACACCGTGTGTAACGAATTCCCATTCCCTGTTGACTTCGATCGCTAATTCACTTGAATTCGCATCGCTCGTAAAAGAACCTTCTATCGATTCGGCTTCTTTAATGTGTATCAGCTTCCAGAGCGAACCTATGTGGTCTTCCGTAAAAAGATCGGCGGAGGCCGTTAGGGTAATCGTGCCTGTCGCCGCCGACGGTGTTATAGTTGTCGTGTCGGAATTTTCTTTGTTGAAAGGTCCCTGCGTGAACGCAGTATCGGCGATGGTCCAATTCGTATGACCGAATCTCGTTAAAGTCTGGGGATGAACGTCCGGACTCACCATCTTCATAACATCATTTATCTGTACGGCGTGAATGTCCCTTAATTGCGCGGTGGTATAAACTGTCGTTATCTCGTAGGGATTATCGTTGTCGTCAAGTATCTGCCCGCCGTTTCTAAAGAATCTCATATAAAGATTGCCCGCCTCTATAATGTAAGTGTCGGTTGTGTCGTATTCAAAGGAAAAGAGCCTTACCCGCCCGCTCCCTTTGGTTGTCGCGACATATTTAGTGCCCGGCCTGCGTATCGCCGCTCCCAACGGTAAAGGTATCATATTTTCTAACGTAAGACACGAAGAGTAATACTTCTCCTGATCTATCCGGTATTTGAACAACGGGGAAATTTCACCGCCATTGAACGTAAAAGACAAATTTTTGCTAAAGCAAACCGAACATAACATTAGAAATATAATTATTCTTTTCATATATAGGGTTCCCTTTCGCCGTAGGCCCAATCTTTGTTACCATCAGTATCGCCATGTTCGTCCTCAAAATAAGAATCCTGTGCGTTACCGCTTCTGGCATCGTCCCACGCATCTACTAAATGTGTTTCAATTCGTTTGATGATAATTTCGTCTTTTACTATTTTTGGAGCTAAACGACCGGCGAGCGACATCTCAAACAGCCTGACAAACCACGGCGGCATATACCCGACCTGAGTAATTAACTGATTGTAAATTAAGAATATCTCTTCTCTGTTAGAAAGAATTTTCCGTCCTTCCCTTTTATATCTGTATTTAATTTCGTCGGAATACTCGTCTACTGTAGCGACGATATTTACCAAATCGTCGGGTAGATTATACTGATAGTCGTACGAACCGAATGCGGGGGCATCGTCAAGTCTTGACAGCTCAACTCTGTCTCTCGTAAAAAACCAGTCCTGACTCTGTAATTCATACAGAACCAAATCATATATCGCTTTTATCTTTACGGCGTTAGGGTCTTGGTCCTCTATCGAACCGATAGTCTCCTGCCCCAATTCCAGCAAAGCACCGTTCGCTATTGATGTTTTACTTGCTGCCATTTTTTTTATCCTCTTACATAATTCATAAAGCCGTCCCATGTTTATCCGCTATGTATTGAAGAGCTATACCGTGCATATCGACATTACCCGTTATGGTATCAGCAGCGTTATCACCATCTCTGTATATTTGCAGGTGAATACAAATCTCGTCCGATTGTATCGTCCCTCCCGCAATTGTTAAGATTGGCATAGTTACCAAGCCATCTACGGAAGCGTCATCGGTTATCGTAGCCGTACCGGAGGTTCCCACCACGTCCGTATCGTCGCCCGCGGCTGTAATAAAATATTTGTATCCCCAGACACAATCATCACCGTCAGCATCGGCAGACGACCAGCCAATACATACATAACTAACAGCAGACAAATCCATATCATCCGGTATCTTCATATTGGCTTGAATATAATCATCCGTTCCTTCGGTAAATTCTATAATTACCCAACCGTTTGTTGAAAGAGTCAACTTTGCTGCGTTTGCGCCGCCTGGCCCCAACGGATTTATAGATGAAGCATTTATCCATTCATATTTCGTTACTCTTGCGTCACCGTGCAATGTCTGTAAGCCGGTTGTCGCGGAGAATTGGGTATAGTTAGCATCGTTCAGACCGTCACCAATCTGCACAGTTGAAGTATAGTCAGCACTATATATTATGTCTGCGATATTAAGCTCGTTGGTTGTATTATTGGCGGAAGCATTAACCGCATCACCAATTAAAATATTACTACTACCCGTTGTGGTTAAATCTCCCGTTGACCTACCTATAAAAATATTGTAATCACCAGTGTCAATGTTTTCACCAGCCTTGTATCCTATAAATGTATTATAATTGCCATTTGTCCCTACATCAAAGCCGACATAATACCCAATAAAAGTATTGCCGTGATTTGATTTAGTAGTTATCCCTTCCCCCGCACGACATCCAATATATGTGTTCTTGTCACCAATAACATTGTAGCGACCTGAATTAAACCCAATAGATAAATTTTGCTCGCCACCAGTCAGGTCTCTTAGGGCATTATAAGAAATGGCAGTATTATAATTGGCGGAAGCTCCAGTCAAAGCACACAAAGTATAAGGGCCAATAGCAGTATTGCCTGTCCCATCGTCTACAATACTGTCAAGAGCATAAAAACCTATCCCCGTATTGTAATCGGAATCATCACATCTTCGCAAAGCATCATAACCGATACCAATATTGTAATTACCTTGATTGCTGCCGTCTGTTTCACCCTTGCCAGAACGATAACCTAAATATATATTATAGTCACCACTTGCATAATCACCCGCTTCATAACCAATAACAAGGCTACTAGTCATCCCACTCATATTAGCACAAGCCCCACTTCCCATGATAAAATTAGTGGCGGTGGCAGCACCAAAATAAGGTATATCAGTAGTTTTTAATGGTTGATCCAAACCGTCAAGATGTGCCCATTCGGTTGTTGTAAGGGAATTATCACCTATATCAAAAGCCGTAGCTGTTACAGAACCGCTTGTCCAATAATCGCCCGTCCCTGCATTAACATCAACATCCGAACCTGTGATATTGCCTGCACTTGTTAGATTGTAGTCATCAATCGACCAGTCACCCGCTAAAGCTCTCGTACCATCGGTGAGCAATGCCCAAAGATGATCGGCGGCATCGTCAAGCCCTGAAATGCCGCCATGGTCTATACTGGCGACAACGCTCGCAACATTTACGGCCATAACAGTATCGGCTATGCTTAATCCCGTTCCGGCCGTAAGCCAGTTTGCCTTCGTCTCGGAATTGTCCCAAAATAAAATTCTGTCGGCGGAAGGCGGAGTCGTTGTAATCTTCCAGCTTGGCTTGGTAGTGTCCCAATACAACATCTGTCCTTGTGCGGACCCCAACTCAAGAGATACGGATACAGGTTCATATATGGCCGATTTTATTCGTCGCCCTATGTCAGGATTGGGGTCATGACCGACAGAGCGGGACTGCAAAATCTTCCCAAAACACGGACAACATATAATCAGCAATATCGATATAAATCTTTTCATTATTTCAGTATCTTGTTTCCTATACTGTCACAGAGAAGTTGAAAATTCCGTGAAGATTCGTATATTTTCATATTATTCGAGATAAGTTCAATTTCAGGATGCAGTCTCGCCGCCTCTCTGAAACACCAAGAGGCCTTAGCCTGCTGTTCCAGCTTCGAGAAACAATTTCCTAAATTAGTAAGAACGTAAGCGTCCGACGGACTGTGTTTTCTGGCAATCAGAAAATCATTAAGCCCTTCCCTGATGTTTCCAAGTTTCACGTTGGCAACACCGTAATAAAAGTGCAAAGGAGTACAATATGTATTGAGCGTGCAAAACCGACTATAATTTCTTCTTTCCCATAAATGCATCTTCCAGTTTGCAGGATTATCTCTCATTCTTTTGACCGAACACTCCGATCTGTAACGGCAGCAAAAACAAAATAACGTCAGATAGAGAAAAACAAAAACGGTTAGCGCAGTCAGGTATCTCGCGACAGGTCTGGGGTTAAACTTTTTTTTGCGTCCGACGCATCCTTCGTAACTCATCGCTAACAATAGACACAGGACTATAGTGTGATATGCTCTATCTTTCGGAAAAGAGAAAAAAGCAACCGTCATATAGCCGACCAGAGCCGAAGCTATCGCGATATTTTTTCTTTTTACAGCCTGATGCAAGGCGGCGACGAATATCGCCACATAAGAAATAAAACCTATTAGTCCGGTTTCGGCCAGAACACCGACATAATCATTGTGCGAAGATTTGTACGTAGATTTTTCGTAGGACCCCGGAATTTCCAAATCCGCGCCCGCGTTAAGAATTTTTAATTTCCAGTTACCCGCCCCAATTCCAAAAATTTTATTCTCGTTGAACATAACGAGCGAATATTTCCATATCTTCATTCTGTTTGAAATTGAAATTGTGTTCATCACTTCTTTGCCGTTGTAAATCGCTACAGCCGAACCCATGACAACGACTGCGCACAGAATGGGTACGCGATATTTTTTGGTCATTAAAATTACGGTCATAATCCCCAATACCATACCGGCATAAACCGACCTTGCTCTAAGGAATACGAATACGACCAAGGCAGTCAAAACCGCTATCCACGAAAACACTCTATATAATTTCCTGTCGGTAAAAGCGTTTTTTATACAAAGTGGTAATGTAAACATCATGGCGGCGGCAAACAAATTCTTGCTTCCCATAGTACCATAGGAGGCATCGACCGATCTTATATTCAATTCATAAAACGCGATTGCGACCGAACCTAAAGTTATGAGGACGAAAAGACGCTCAAATAGGATAGACTTTATATCGGACAACCAAATCAGCATTATGAAAGTCATCATAAGAAAAAGCCGTTGGATTTCATAAAGACTTTCGCTTCTATTGATTGCTCCATTGTAAGAAAAGATATTCGCCGCCAGAAAGAAAATCATGAAAACAAAAACGGGGCGTTTGACATAGTCGGCGATGTTGACGCTTTGTGGTTTTGCGGCTAATCTTATCGTTACGATCATAAATAAAATGAAAGTAAAGAATACCCATACCAATTGACGTGCCGGAATCAGCTTATCCTCCGTCCGTGAGCTGCCGAAAAAAGAACCAAATATAAAAATGGCGGCAATCAGGACGAAACAAGATATTTTAACAATCCGATTATCCATTTTCCCGAAGTCCATAATCCGACAATAAAAACCGCAAAAAATGCCAGCAATAAAAAAAGAGAATTGAACATCAGGACATATTCCTTAACCGTTCGCAGCATTCTTCTCTTTTTCCAGTTACCGGCCATTAGAAGTATGGGGCGGATTTCTCCGCCCCATCTCCAAAAAAATTCTAAAGCCCTAACGTATCATGTACTCGATAACTAACTATCACCGTCATCGTGTTGTCATTGCCTGCGTTGCCTACGATTTCGCCGCTCGTTCCAGCTAAGACAAGGTTCTTGTTTACGATGTCACCTGCGGCGTCTATCGGGTCTTTGACTGGTATGGCTCTCGTAATAGTATCCGCAGATTGGTCAATGAAACCTGTCATTTCAATAGTCTCGGAAACCGCTACCCCGGAACCATCATCATACTCGATAGCCAGATTATCATCGGTTTCCGTAAATACATTCGTTCCACCGTAATCGAGGATCAGAATAGCACTTACGAATTCGATCAAAGAACCCGACCCCTGAGCCGCAACCAACTGCACAGGGTCCGCGACGAGGGACTTAATAGAAGCGTTGGTAATTTCAACTGTCGCCACCATAAGCAGGGTATTGTCGATTTCGACACCGGCATCGGCATAAACTATACCGTCAAATTCGGCTGTTCCTTCAACATATAAATCATCATCACCGGGTGTTTCGGAAGGCGAACCACCTGTTCCGATTTGAACGTAACCGAATTCACTTTGGAAGGCACGCTGAATTCCCGTACCCGTGACCTGAATGCCGTCGACTTTACCTGTCGCTGTCGTATCAGTTGCGTTGATAATCAAACCAACGAGCAAATCGCTTGAATTGCCAGAATCGGCATCAAGTTCGACCTCAATTCCGGCAACTTCCTGCCCTGAACCGCCCGTAAGATGTGTCGCCTTGATATTAAGAGCCTCGGCACCTGCGGTTTTGGAATCGAATTCAATATCGACAACGCCGTCGGTTCCGGTATGATCCACAGCGGCTGCGTCAATTATTAAAGCCTGACTGGCGGCTCCCACCGAAGCGATAATACCATCATCGATATTACTCGCTAATTGAAGTCCGATTACAGTCGCAGAACCATCGACATCAGTAGGTACGATTCTTATACCGTAAAGCGATCCAGCGGCGTCAGCGTCGTCGTCGAGATCGATATAAATAGCCGACATTGTTTCCGCGGCTCCACCTCCGGTATCGTAAGTGGCCTTGACGTTTATGGCCTCAGAACCGTCCGTGTTACCATCAAAATCAATGTCGAAAGCGCCAGTGGCCGCCGTATGATCCGCCGCCGTAATTATCACATCGGCGGCAGGGTCAAGCGTCCACGTCGTTTCACCGCCGCTGTCAACTTGAAATTTAGCGTCACCGTCATTATCCGCTCCGGTAGAATTGTCCTGACAGATAATAAAATGACACTGTGCGTCGGCGTCGGCCTCCCGCATAAAGCGGGTAAGGTAACTCGCGTTACTTTGGCCCGTCGAGTCATCATAAATTTCAACAATACCGCTGCCGGTCGCATAATCGGCGGCGGTTGTTAAAATTGTCATTTCCTCAGTATTGGCGCTGAAAGTGAAAGCAATATCGCTCGAAGCCTCTATGGACGTAACCCCGGAAAAAGCGCCTGCGGTAGAAACGTCCCACGTAGTTGAGTCAACCGCCACAGTTTCTACACCTGTACCGATAGTGGCCGCTATGGTATTGGCGTTGGTCAAAAGAATAGAACCAACATAAGATGTGCCATCAACGTCATAACCATACATTCCCACTGTGTGAGCGGTTGTTGTCGAACTTTTAACGCCTTTGCCGGTGGCAAGGATTATATCGCCCGCGCTATTGGTCAGATCGCCCGACATATTCACGGTTGTCACCCCGGTAAACGCGCCTGCCGTAGATATGTCCCAACTGGAACTGTTAACGGCTACCGTATCCGTCCCGTCACCAAGAAGGGTTGTTCCCGTTGTGATAAAAGCTCCGAAAGTCCCGGCACCGGCACCTGTTACATACCAGGAAGCGCCCG